TCACGTCACCACCGTCCCGTTAGCTGCCACGATCCCGGCCATGCCCGGTCCGCCCTTCAGGGCCGCCGATCCGATGTCGGTGTGGTTGTGGTGCACGATGCTGGCTCCGGCGGCGGCGGCATAGAGCGCGTGCTCGGTGCAGCCGATGGTCCAGGTGTCCCACAGCTCCATCCGGTGCGATGCGCCCACGCCGACGTAAAAGCCGCGCGGGCAGTCGCGGATGATGACGCCACGGCACTCCACCCGCGTGCCGGTGCCATCGTCGATGACAGGGTTGACCGCCGCGATCCCGGCGCGCTCACCGCCGCTGCCCGCGCCGGTGTCCCAGCCGCAGCCGACGATTTCGGTGCCATAATAACCGTCTTCCGCTCCGCCTGCGGGGGCGCATCCTGTTGAGCCGCACTGCTCGAACAGCCCGCCGTCTACCCGCCCGCGCCCGCGCTCGTGCAGCGACCGGCCATCATCGTGAGCCAGACACGAATAGGGCTCGATGCTGTGCAGAAAATAGTCGATCGAGGCCCGGCCATCCTGCCGACCGGGCGTGTCGCCGGTTGTGCCATGGCCGTTCCAGTTGTCATTAGATGAGCCGATGACGCTGCAAAACCGATCGGTGCCGCTGACCCAATCCAGCGACAGGCCGTCGACCGGCGCACCGATGACATTGATGCCCTCGAAGTCATAGCGCGCCATGTTGTCGCAAGTCAGGCCGACAAACTCCCATGTGATGCCCAGGGCCGACAGCTTGTTCTGCTGGCGGCGGTTGGTAATGCCATCGCCACGCGGCACCCGCACCGCCATTGTCAGCGGATCGACGCCCGGCACAGACCGGACATAGAGCACGCCAGAAGACCACCACCAGCTGACGCGCGCGGCTGCCTCCAGCGTGTCGAGGCTGGTCGGGCCTGCGTAAAACGGCATGTGCGGGCAACGGTGCGAGCGGCCATGGTGTTGCGTCCGCCGATCTGCGGCGCTGATCTCGGACCAGGGCACCCCGATCAGCCAGACAAACCCGCGCGGGGTGCTGGCATGGTGCATCGCCGGGGCAGTCGCCAGCGCCGCCTGATACACGTCGGTGCGGCCCGGCACCGCCGTAAACCCGGTCACGATATCGCCGCCGCGAATGATGGGCATCGCGCCGGGGGCCGCGATCAGGTCGATGCCGCCAAACATATTGCCGTCGATCAGCATGTTGGCGGCGGCATAGACGCCGTCCGCCAGGATGATCGTAGACGCCCCGGTCGCCATCGCGCGGCGCAAGGTGTTGACCGGCGCAGCGGCGGTACCAGCCGCGCCCAGCGTGCCGGTGGGGCTGACATGACAAACCCGGCCTGATGTCATGAAGTCGGGCGTCGGGAAGGCAAACCGCTTGGCTCCGGCACTGACCCAATCCTCCTTGATCCTGATTGTGCCGGTGACCCCGGACCCCATGTCTGAGTACAGATCGACAAAAGCGCACGTAGGGGCGAGGGGTTTGTCCAGAACTGAAAGCGGAGCGTTCGCCATTCCGGCGGTGATGTTGAGCTGGGTGCGATAGTCGCCGTTGCCATCCGAGAGGTCGCGGATTTCCGTCAGGGCGGCCGTCATTTGCATGGCCAGGATACGGCCTGCCACATCCGAGAAATCTACGACCGCGCCTGCCGAAAAGGTCTCGCCGTTGATCGCGTCGCGCGGAATACGGGCAAATCGTCCGGATGCAGCCGTGCCAGATACCTGCACCCCGGGGGTGCCATCCGCGAGGACGACGCGGGTTGCTTGTGCGTTGACAAAGGGGCGGGTGATCCAGTCGCACAAGTTGACCTGTGACACGTCGCCGTTGCGCGCGAGAGGTGCGATGGCCGGGGTCAGCGCGGCGGTGATCTGCGCCGCCACATCGGATGGCAGGGTGGCGATGATGCGCAGGGTTGTGCCGTCCGCCATCACCCTGAGCTGATACAGGCTGGCCACCCGCACGTCTCCGGCGGACAGCGTGCCGCCGGTTGCCGCCTTGAGGGTGCGCGGGCCAAAACCGCCGACATCCAGCGTCGGATCGGGGGCGGTATTGGTGGCGGTGGCCTGCCACAAAAACACCTGAGAGGGGGCATATCCCGTCATTCCGGGGGGCGCAGTTGACACCTGAGCGTTTGCGCTGCCACCGTCTGCAGCTGCCAGCGGCAGGGTCTGCAGGAGCGGCGCTCTCCCGCCGATGGCAGCTGTGGTGGCCGGATCCTCTGCGGACCGCCCGACGATACGCCATTGGGTCGCGCCATTGGAGCAGCGCAGCAAAAGACCGATTGATGCAGGTACGTCGGCAGGCAGCAGCGCCCCGCCGGTCTGGCGCAGGATCGGCAACCCGTTGAGCGTCATCGCCCCGGTATTTGTATTGCCAGAGAACAGCATCACCATCAGGCCTTGGGTCAGCGTCACGCCTGCAGGCAAGGCAGCGGTCTGAGCGGCCGCGTCGCCCGACGACTGCAATGTGATGATCGGCATGTCGCGGGCTGCCTTGGCCGCAAGCTGGGCCTCTGTCAGAGCGCTCTGCGGCACATCGCCGATGCGCGTCCAGCTACCTGTGCCCCAGGCCCCCAGTTTGAGGTAGACCCCGCGCAAGGCCTCGGTTGGATCGCCCCAGACCGCGCCACGCACACCGTCGCCCCAGGACAGATCGGCGTCGAGCAGCGCCCGCGTCTCCTTGTTGACCACGATGGCATCCAGGCTGAGCTGCTGGGCCAGCCGGGCGACCGGGATCCTGACACTCTCGCCGGACTGGTTGCCGAGCACATCGGTAACCACCGACGCCTCGGTGAGGTTGGTGGACGCAACGCCAGCGGGCATGGGCTCTCTCCATCAGGGGCACGCCCGTCTATGCGCGCGCGGGGGGCACAGCGGCGACCGGAACCGGGTTCCGGGCCGCCGGGTTTCTGCAGCCCTCGATACGCGCGCGCGGGGCGGCGTGGCCGGGGGATGCGGTTTCGGGGGGGGTCAGATCACGACGATGGTGAAGGGGCCGCTGACCGGCCCGGGGACGCCATCATCGTTCTGCGGCTCGATCCAGATGTAATGGATGTCCTGCGCCAGACAGGCCCCGGTCTCCAGATAGACGATCACATCGTCGATCGCGCCGTCAAAGGAGGTGCCCGCCAGCCATTCGATGCGGTCATTGCCGGTGACCGCCTGGATGCGGTCGCGGTGAAAGCCGTTGGCCGCAATGCTGGTGCCGGGACGGTCCGATCCGCCGGTCAGGCGCGGTGTCAGCCCGCCCGCCGTGCGGCCGGAGACGATGTAGCCGAGGCGGTACCATTTGCCTGCCTCAAAGGCCCGCGCCTGACCGATGGCCCCCGCCGTGCCCGCTGTGTGGGTGGCCAGCCCGGCGGCAATCGCCCAGCCCGGATCCAGATCCCAGGCCGCCGGGGCGTCCATGGTGCCGCCCGTGACCAGATTGGACCGGGTGGTGTCGCCCAGAGCAAAACTGAAGCTCTGCAGCGGGCTGACAGCATGGACCCCGCCGACCGCGTCGGTCTCGCGGTCCAGCACGGCCGAGGTCGAGCGGTAGAGCTGGATCTGGGTGGTATTGGCATCCGGGCCGGTGGCCAGCTGGATCAGCGCGCCCCCGAGCAGCGTGGTGATCGAGATGGTCTCATCATCCAGCGCCGCCGGGATCGGCGCATCGCCCGCGCCGATGATCACTGTCACCGGCGTGGTCCATGGCCCGGCCACCCCCGTCCAGGACAGGGCCTGCGCGGTGATCTGGGCGGTGCTGCCAGAGCCATAGACAAGGATCGATCCCCCACCGGCCGCGACCGGGATCACCGCCTCGGTCCAGTCGCCGCTGGTGCCGAGCCGGTGCGAGATCCGGAACGAGACCGCGCTGATCGCCCCGCTGCCCGGCACGATCAGAAAATCGATCCGCCCGGCCTCGCCGGTGCCGGAAATCCCCGAGGTGATCGAGGTGAAGCGCGGGGCCGAGGGCTGGAGCAGGTTTGCGCCCAGCTCGACCCCGACGCGCCCCGACCATGCCGGAACCTCGGCCGCATTGGTCAGGGCGTCGATCTCGGGCGCTGCAGCCACTGCGCGGATGATCTGGCACTGATCCTGGGTCGCCTCGATATGGGTGACGACCACCGGATAGCTGTCGGTGCCCATCTCGCCGAAATGCACGATGTCGCCCGCGAGCGGCACCGGGCCGGAGCCGGTCAGGGTCAGGAGCGTCTCCTCCCCCGGCAGGGTCGCGACCGGGCGGACCACCGAGGTGCCGACCGTATCCTCGTCATCCGCAAAGACCCGGAACCGCAGGGCATAGCTGCGCCCCTCCACCATGGTCACCAGCTCGTCAAGCGCGACCAGCGATCCTGACACATGCCGCACCCGCCCGGCCCATTGCATGCGCGACAGCACGTCATGGCTGAGCATCGCCGTATCGCCCCGGGTCGCCACGCGCAACGCGCCCTCCTGGGTGGCCTCGAACACATCCGGCCTGTACTCCGCCTCAAAGAACCGTCGCAGGCCCTCACGATAAACGATGGCGGCATTGGTGATGCCGGGCAGCTCCAGCGTCTCAGTCACGGTGATGTCGCCGGTATAGCCCGGCCGCCGGATCACCCGCTGGGCTTCCTTGTAGTCGTTGTCCTCGTCCTGGAACTTGCAGATCCAGGCATGCGGCTTTTCGACATAGGCGCGGCGGACCGAAAACCCCCAGGAATTGCGCGGGTTGATGTGATCGACGATCAGCTCGGCCGGGCGGTCGATGACCACGCCCCATCTGGTGCCGTCATGGCGCGGTGAGGCGCGCCCGGCGGCGGCAACCTCGGTCAGCACCTCGCGCAGCGTGGTCCCGGCCTGATCCAGCACCCGGTTGTACTGCAGCGCGCGCAGATGACAGAAATGGTGCCAGTCGGTCAGCTGGCCCAGATCGATCTCGGCATCGGTGGCGGGTTTCGGATTGGCCGGGCATTGCAGGATGTAGCGATAGAGCGAGGCGGGGTTCGAGGTCGGGCGTTCGATCCACTCTTCGGCCACATGGTCCCAGTCGAGGCACACCCGCCAGGCCAGCGCCGAGAAATTGTCCAGCGACCCCGACAGCTGATGCGTCGCCCGGACCCGGACCGCGACCAGCGCCAGCGGCTGGCGATAGGCGAGCGGGTATTCCGGGCGCAGCGTCTGCAGCCCGGCCCAGACCGCGCGCTGCTGCACCTGAGTCTCCTCGGTTTCCGGCGTCATCATGGTGAGCCGGATCTGGAAGCGGCCGCGCGTCGGGAATGACCAGGTGAGCTGGCGGTAAAACGCCTCGATGCGCCGGGCCGATATGTCCAGCGGCGTGACCAGCTGCCACTCATCGGCCCCCGCCAGACGTTGCTCGACCCGGATGGACACACCGTGATGCTGCTTTTTGACCTTGCCGGAAAAGCTGATCAGACCGGTGGGAAAGGCGATGATTATGGATGCGCCCTGCGCATCGGGTCCGGTGGTGCGCACGACCGGCGTCTCTATGGCCGGGCTGCCCGCGATGACCTCGCCCAGATTGTCACGGGGCAAGGGCCGGGTCAGCTCGACGCCGATGCTCTCCTCGACAATCTGGCGCGGGAAGAGGCTGAGCGGCAGATCGGTCGGCCGACCCTCCCGGACCTCGATGTCGACATCGTCGAAATCCGCCAGCGAGGTATCGCCGATCCGGAAATCCGACAGCCCGACCGCACCCTCGCCAAAGCAGAACACCGCCCGGATATACTGCGCGTCGCCCACGATCTCGGTATGGCTGCGCACCGCAAAGGGCGGCGCATAGCGGACCTGACCCAGCACCACCGGCACCGCCCCGTCAGGGTCAAGCCGGTTGCGCCAGCCCGAAATGCTGTAGCTGTTGCGCCGTTCGTCATCCGGCTTGACCGGCGGGATCAGGGCGTTGATCAGCAGACTGCCGAGCAGGTTGACGCCAATGCCGATCAGGGCCGTTGCGGTGCCGACCGCCGCAGCGCCGGTGCCCCAACCCAATGCGCCCGCCAGCGCGGGACCGAACATCGTGCCAAGCGCCACCGCCGCGATCGACACCACGACCGACAGGATCGTCCGCAGCGCGTCCTTGCCCGGCACCAGCCGGATCACCACCCGCACCCCCGGCCGGGGCCGCACGGCATGCCAGTGCTCTGGCAGGATCATGGCCGATCCGCGCGGGCTGACCAGCGTGACCCGGGCACGTGCCCGATCGGCAGGCGCGGCACCGGGCAGCACCATCGCCACGATCTCGCCGATGGTCAGCCCTTCGGGCAGCGTCACCTCGATCCGGGCGCTGCCGGGATCAATCGCGGGGGCGGCGAGGACGGGAATGCCGGTCATCGGACAGCCTCCGAAATCAGTTGAACGGGGCGTTCAATGGCTCTTGAAGCATGCCGGTAGTGGCCTGCAAAGCGGTGCTTGTAGGGGCCATCGGCATAGCCCTGCACCTTGGCCTGATCCTCTGCGACCATATGGATCATGATGCCATGCCGGATCACGATCCCGAGGTGCGTCGAGAACCGGCCGCGCCGGAACACCGCGATGTCAAAGGCCACCGCCGCGCCGGTCACCGGCAGCCAGAGCGGCGAGGTGGCCGCCCCCGAGATCAGCGCCGCGATCTCGCCATGCTCATCAACTGATCCATAGCCCAGATAATCGGGCAGCGTGACGCCCAGCTCCTCGCGGTAGATGATGCAGGCCAGCCCCCAGCAATCACAGCCGTGACGGTCGCGGCCGAAGTCGGCATAGGGGATCCCGATGAAGCGATCAGACCAGCTCATTGGAGACTCCGGGATTGTGCGGTCATGAAACGCCGATACAGTCGCGACACCGGGGAGCGTGCCAGCGCCCCCCGGATCGTCGCTATCCCCACGCGCTGCACACACGAGAGGAATGACATGGACATCACGCTCACAATCGGAAGCATCCGGCTCGAACAAATGGAGGATGGGAACGATGGTCCGGACTTTTTCACCACCATCTTCAACATCTCCTGCGTACATCAGACACACGGAATATCGTTCGAGAACGATCTGACAATTGGTCTGCCGGTTCTCGCGACGGGACGGGATCAACCGTATGGGGAGGTTGAAGACGCTGGCGCTCAAGCTCTTCCAGCCTTTCTTCGACAGCTTGCAGACGCCGTAGAAGCTGACCTGCATAGGGTTGCCGAAGAGCGCGAAAAGCGGACACGGACCAGCGCGCAATAGCTTTCATGAGCGGGACCCGGGAAAATTGAGCCGGGTCATGCTCTCTGGCGGGAAGAGCACTGAGCACCACGTCTTGCAGGCAATATCGTTGCATCCGCTCTCCTGATTGCTTTCGCGCGCGGAAAACTTCGCGCCAAACATCAGACGGCGCACCTTCAAGAGTGATTGTTGGCTGAGCCGGAACGAAGTCGTCCGTCGCTCTGTCGGGGCAGTTGATCGGATCCCCGTTAGAGACAATCTTGGTGTAGCCATTTGGGAAAGGCATAGTTTTCTCCTCATGTGTGCAGCCCCGGAAAATTGAGCCGGGTCATACGGCCCGGCGGGAATGCTTCAAGCTCTACCTCGTCGCGGCTGATCGACAGGACGATCTCGCCTGCGGTGATGTCGGCCGAGACCAGCAGCAGGCCGGTCCACTCGCCCTCGATCACATCCGGGGACCCTGCGAGCACCACGGCCAGACTGACGCTGGCGGGATCGGTGAAGGACCGCACCAGGTCCACCATTTCGGCATCAAGGTTTTCCAGCGCGATCTGGGCGGAGGCCGGGGCATCATCGGCGTCGCCGGGCAGCACCGCCGAGGCGATGACCCAGAGATAGGGCTCGGTCACCGGATTGGCCCCGCGCCAGCTGGACCGGGTGCCATACATCAGCGGATCGTCCGACAGCCGTTCGGTGTTGTCGGTGGACAGCCGGATCGGGGCCTCCAGATCGGGGTGCTCGATGTGGATCAGCGCCACCTCGATCTCGGCCCCGCCTTCGGCGTCCTGGGCGAGGCGTGCATTCAGGGAAAGACGTCTCATGGCATCACCTGCAGATTGAACGATTTCTTGAACTCGACCTGCCCGTGGATGGTCTCGACCGGCACCTGATCGCCCCAGGAGCACAGCCAGCGCGCCGCCATCAGGATCGGCACGCCCCCGCCGGTCAGCAGCGGGGTGCCGTCTGAGGTCAGCAAGGCCCAGCCATCGGTGGTCGGATCGGGCATGTAGAACAGCCGCGCGCCCTCGGCGCAGTCCTCGTGGAAAAACCTGTCGAAGATCGCCTTCTGGTCCCGCGTCAGGATCACGGACAGGGTCACCAGCTTTGCCGCCGAGGAAAACCGGCGGCGGTAGCGCGCTGGCCCGGCATCGGATTGCGTCTTGCGCCGCGCGTCCTGCGAGGTCAGCTGCCAGCTGGGCCGCTCGGGGCGCGGCAGATCTGCGGGCCATGTCAGGATCACGACCGCCGCCTCGCCGGTTTCTTCACGTTGTAGAGCTGGCTCATGTTGCGCGCGGCCTTGCCGCCCGGCGTGGCCAGCCCGTCGCCCACCACATCCGAGATGACATAGCGCTGCTGGCGCTGGCCGCGCGCATCGGTGGTCTCCTCGACCTGCAGATCGACCTGCCGGGCGGTGTTGTTGACCAGCACCGGCTGCAGCTGGATGACCGATGGTGCGCTGTTGGCAGCGACCGGCGGGCGCGAGGTCATGATAGACCGGGTCAGGTTGGCATTGAGGATCCTGCTCGGCCCGGTGAACTCCAGCTCCGGCCCGTTCTCGCCCACAACCCGCAGCCCGCCCCCGAAATCACCCCCCGCCGCAAAGCCGGGGATCTTGAGTTTACCCGCGATACCCTGCGCCAATGCGCCGAGCAGGCCCACAATCCCGCCCTGCGCACCGCCGCTGGCAGCGCCATTCAGACCCTGCGCAAGAGCGCTGCCGAAGACGTCGAACCCGGTGCCCAGCGTGCCGAGATTGCCGGTGGCGGTCTGGGCGGTGGTGCCGAATTTCGCAAGAGCGGCTTCTGCCGACCCGACGCGGCCCGCCCAGTTGTGCGCGCCCATCGGGTTTGCGGCTGACCAGCCCTGCGGGCGCTCAAAACCCACGAAGGCAGAGGTTGCCTGCTGCACATCGGGCGCGGCCAGCAGCTTTTTCAGCACCCCGCTCTCCGAGGTCAGCAGCTCCTTCCAGACATATTCGAGCTGCGCATTGACATTGCCCAGCCCGGCCATGCCGCCGGTTGCATCGAGCAGGCCCGCGCCCCGGCTCTTATGGTGCTGGAACAGGCCAAAGGACGTGCCGTCATCCCCGACCGCCAGCGGATTGAACCCGCTCTCCGCCTGCACATTGCCCATGATCGCCGCAATCTGATGCGGCTTCAGCCCCTTCGCCGCGAAGAATGCCCAGACCTGCTGCTGCACGCCCACAGCGCCGCCGAGCCCCCCGCCAAAGGCTCCCGGAGCGCCAGCGGTGTTCGCGGCCATCCCTGCCCCGCCAGCGGCTCCGGTCATCAGGGACATGGCCCCCGGCCCGGCAATGGTGACGCTGGCAGCAGTGACCTGCATCGATGCGACCGGTCCCATCGACGACACCGAGGCGGTCAGCGGATCGGCCTGGCCGGTCAGCCGCCCCCAGATGCCTTTCAGCCCGCCCACATCCTGCATGGTGCCGTAATTGGTCCCGAGCATCGCGTTCTTCAGCGGGTTGGTGACAGCAAGCTCGGTGAACATGCCCGTGATCTGGCCTGCCAGCGCCTCCAGCGCGCCATCGATGTCGCCGTCCATCAGCTTGCCGACGATGCCGTCGATCGCGCTTTCCGCCGAGGACTGAACCTTTTGCCAGGCCTCCTGCTGACGCTCGATCATCCGGGTCAGGGACACCTCTTCCTCCGCTGCCGCGCGGATCTCCGCCGCCCGCGCGCTGGTCAGGTCAATGCCCTCGCGGATCATGTCACGTTCGACCTGCCACAGGGCAACGATCCGGGTGCGGACCGCCTCGTTCTGGCCGAGCAGGCTGTGCTCCAGCCGCAGCCGCTCCAGACGCTCCTGTTGCCCGCGCGAATAATCGCGACCAGCGCCCAGCGATCCGAACGGATCGGCCGAAGCCAAGCCGCGCGCGGCATCCCATGCGGCGAGCAACTCGCGCTTGACGGCCGCTGTCACCTCCAGCGTGGCCAGAGTCTGCTCGAACGCGCGGCGCTCGGCAGCGATCTGCAACCCCTTCACGTGCAGGCTGTCTTCGCCGGACTGAGCGATGGCCGCATTGATCGCGGCCTCTTCGCGCAGATCGGCCAGCATGCTGTCGGCGCTTTTCCGGGCGGCTTCAGTGCGGATGGCCCGCGCGCGGTCCCGCTCGGCAGAGGCAAGTCCAAGCGCCATGGCGATCAGCAGCGGGGCCATGCCCATTTCCTCAAGCCGCGCCTTGAGCACATCATCGGCATGCCGGGCACGCACGGCCTCGACCTCTGCTGACGTCTCGCCGAACTGGAGGATGGCCTGCGACATCTCTTGCTGCCGCCGCAGGTCGGTGAAAATCTCGCCCATTGCCTTGCGACGGCGATCCGTGTTGACGCCAGCCTCGGCAGCCTGTGCAGCCTCCAGCTCGCCCAGGGCGCGCTGTTCGTCGGCACTGCCCTGCACCACGCCGATTTCTTCCAGCCGGATGCGCAGGGCCTCGCGCGCATGGCGGTTGCGCAGCGCCTCGACCTGGGCCGAGTTCTCGCCAAACTGAAGGACCGCCTGCGCAAGCTGTGCCTGCTGATTATAGCCCTGCACCATTGTGTCGATCTGGCGGGTGATGGCTTCGGCACGGCCAGAGCCGTCAACCAAAGCTGCCTGTTCAAGAAGAGCGACATTCTGTTGAAGAAGTGCCTCCAGGAGCATTTCCTCCGCAGCCGTGCGCTTGCCGTCGAGGTCGACCGCCTCTGTTGTCCGCGCCACAAGATCGGCCATCGCTGCGGACATTTTTTGCAGGCGAGCAGATGGGTCACGGGAGTATGAGGCAGAATTGACAGCCATCATTGCGTTTCGAACTGCGGAAGCCGCCTCTCGTTCTGCCTTCTCCGTCGTGTCCAGGCCAAAGGTTTTAGACAAGGTTTTGAGGTCGGCCCCAAACCCGCTGGCAGCCCCGCCAAGCTTCAACCCCTGATCAGTTGCAATGCCCCGAAATGCATCAGATGCTGCAAGCAGCGCCCGGGAAGCTTGGACTTTCTCCAGATCCCCAAGCAGGCGACGTGCCTCTGCACTCGCCGCGCCGAAACGCTCCTCCAGAGATGCAGTCGATGATCCGGCATCGCCCGCCGCTGACTTGTAGTCCGCCATGCGCGATGACAACTGATCCATTGCATCATCTAGCGACAGCACTTTGACGGTTGAGGATGTCAGCCATTGGAATGCCGCCGCCCCGAAGGCGATGATCCCGATTGTGGCCAGGCTGATCGGGTTCAGCATCGCGATGAAGCTCTTGCCGACGGCCCGTAGCGCCGTCGTTCCACCGCCGAGCCCCATCAGCACCTGACTGACCTGCGTGCCCTGCTGCAGGGCAAGCTGCATCGGGTTCTGGCCCGCTGCCATCATCACCGCAATATCGTTCCACTGTGCAAACAGGTTGGCGTTCGCGGCGGTGGCAGCGTTGGCCGCCCCGGCGTTGCCTCGCAGCTCGCTGTTCATCGGGGCCATGGACTGAGCTGCCCGGTCCCGGGCCGCTGCTGCCTCCTGTGCCGATATCGCCCCCATCCGCTCGGCTTCGGCGATGTCGCGCAGGGCCATCTCATATTGCTGCGATGCCGCGAACAACGGATTGAACCGCGCGCGGACCTCATCCAGCTGCGTCTTGAGCAGACCAGCCTCGCGCGCCTCGGCCCGCATCGCCTCGACCTGATCCTTGATGCTGCGGGTCAGTCCGGTCGCGGCATTCATCATGCCGCCCACCGCTGTCGTGTTGCGGCCCATCTGCGCGGTCAGATTGATCGATTGCACCACATTGGTTGCCGTCGCCTGGCTCAGCACATTCAGGGGGGCAGCGGCCGCTTGGGCGGCGGTCCCGGTCTGACCGATGGCGGCCCCTGCGCCCGCTGCCTTGCGCCCGGCTTCTTCGGCAGCAGCCCCGAGCGTCTTCAGGTCAGTGCCCGCGCCCGACATCTCGCGCCGGGCCTGATCGGCCAGAAAGCGCAGGATGATCGATACATTCAGATCGCCGTTGGCCATGTCACCGTTCCTTGTTCAGCTCATCCAGTGCCCCGGCTTCGATCAGGCGCAGATCGGCCCAGACATCCGGCGTCACCGTGATCCCGGCGAGATCCAGCCCGTCCCGGACAGCGCCGTAATCGAGACCGATCCAGCGGATATCGCCCATGCCATGCGGGCGGGTGCGCCACTGGCCCGAGACGGCGAGGAAAGCCAGCAGCGCGGGCAGATGCTCCTGCCATATCCCCTCGTCCAGCTGCCGGTCATTCCAGCCTTCGGGCAGTTCGATCCCCCAAAGGGCGGCATCCTCTTCGGCCTCCTGCGGGGCTGCGCCGTCCAGCTCGCCCCGGACCCACGCCGCCCCGGCCGCCGTCAGTTTCCCCGCTTCGCGCCCATCATCGCAGCGTTGTAAGCCTGGATGATCGCCATGCGGATAAAGGGCACATCCAGCAACTGGTCGCGGACCGCGTTGTTGAACGAGAGGGGCTGGTCATCCTCGCCCACCACACCGTCCCAGCCGATCAGGATCGTGCGCAGCCAGTCATCCGTGCCCCGGATCGACATCATGTCGAAGGCCTCGGACTCGCTCACGGTCAGGGCCTTGAAACGGGCGGTGAAGTTCATGTCGGCATAGCCACCCTCTGCGGGCACCTGGACCTTTACCGGCGCGGTGAACTCGGGGTTCTTGACGATTTTCAGCATGGGGATGTCTTTCTGTTGGGAAGTTGAAAAGGCAGCGGTCAGGTCAGGGTCAGCGTCCACTGGTCATTGCCGGTGACCGGCAGCGGCACCATGCGCAGCGGCCATTCCTTGATGTTCTGCTGGTTCTCCAGCGATTGCAGGCGCTGCATCTGCGCCGCAGGCACCGCGAGCGATGCGATGCGGCCGGCAACAATGCCATGGGTCAGCGCCAGCGCCGCCGCCGTCTGGCTTTCAGCCAGCGCAAACGGGTCGAGCGTGGTCAGCGGCACCGCCTCGACCGTGGTCTCGATCGTCTCTGCCTTGTCGGTGATCAGGATGCTTTCGGACCCGATCAGGAACCGGGTCTCCACTGCATTGCCAAAGTTCAGGGCAAAGCTGCGCATGACCAGCGGCACCGCGTTGTAGGTATAGACCGGCGTGTTCGCGGTGGTGCCCACACGCGGCTTGTTCGCCAACTGTGCCGCGAGCGCAGGGGTCGGCTGCACAACTTCGGTTGGCTTGCTCCACAGGCCGGTAAACTCGAACTCCAGATAGGGGATGCCCTGGGCATTGACCCGCAAGGTGCAGGTGCCACGTGCGCCGCGCAGCCTGTACTGCGTCCCGGCAATCCAGAGATACAGCGTGACGGACTCATGGCCATTCGTCACCGGATTGTAGGCCACCGATGTCGCAGCGGTGATCACTTCGGCAATGGCGCAGCCGCGCAGCAGCACGCCCCAGGCCGGAGCGGTGCCAACCGTGCCGGAGGGCGTCATCTCGACCCGGAATGCCAGCTTTGCATGCAGTTCGGTCGGAATGGACGCCTGCGCCCCAAGCCAGGGCAGTTCAAGGTTGCGATTGACATCCTGACCTTCCATCGGGGTCAGGCGGACCTCGGTCGCAAGGATGGCATTGTCAGCTCCGGTCGGCGTCGCATCGGTCCCGTATTCGGCCTCGATCTTGGCCAGGAGAACCTTGGATTTCCACTTCAAGGGCATGTCAGGCCTCCTTTACCGGCTGTTTGACGGGTTTGATCGCGGGCTTCCCGGCGTCCGGGGCGGGTGCATCGGACGCAGCCTCGACCACCTGAATTGCGCCGGTCTTCGGATCGCGGATGTAGCTGCCGCCCGCATCGGGCAACGGGGCATTGGTCTTGCCGGTCATGGAATGGTCCTCAGCTGGTCTTGAAGGGTGAAGTTCAACTCGTAGATCGCCACGCCACGGGCAAAGCTGGCCAGCGCCGCCCGGCGAAAGACGAAGACCCCGACGGTATCGTCATCCGGGGTCCAGCCCGCGAGCGCGTTGGCGATCTCCATGATCATCGGGATCACCTCGTCCAGCGCCGCCCGCTCGCCCAGCGGATCATGGGCACGCAGCGACAGCACCACGGCAAAGCCGTAGTCATAGGACTGGACATAGGCGCCTGTGGCGGCGTCGCCGTCGCTGCGTCCGGTCAGGCCGGTTGGCAGCACATGGGCGCAAGGGGTCACCTTCGGCACCGCATCGGCCTTCATGAGGGCGGCAAGAGCCGCCGCGCCATAGACGCGGTTGCTCAGGAGCGGTGCCCGTTGCTTCAGGCGCTCGATCACAGCGGGCATCATTGCAGGGCCTCGATGATCGCGCCGTAGCGGATCTCGACAAGATCAAGGGCGCTGGCCCGTTCTTCCTCCGAAATCCCGAGATAGGGCCGCGCCGGAATATCGCCCCAGGGCGACAGCACAGTCATGTCGCGACCATTCTTGTCATTGCCGACCCAGACCCCAAGCGAGCCGGTCGCCGCCCCCAGCTGGTGGACGGCGGCATAGGGCACATTGGTGCCGACGACGACCTGATCCGGGGAGGCCCAGGCGTTGATGCTGCGCATCAGCACACCGCTGTCATGCAGCGTCTTGCCCCCCTTTTCGGTCGCGCGACGGCTTGGCTGCCAGGCCACACCATCCGGGCCGACATTGGTGGTGCCGATCCGCTCGATCGCGCCGTTGACCAGGACACGACCGATTTCTTCCATCAGAGGGGTCATGTCCTCGGAGGCGGCGGCCAGCGCGGACAATGCCCGGCTGGCAGCGGCATCTTCGAGACCGACCGTAAACTGCACCCCAGCCATGTCAGAAACCCTTCAGGCTGTTGCGGGTGATCTGGCGGGCGGGACCGTCTGTCATCGCCACACCGGGAGAGGTGATCAACGGCGCGACTTCGCCGCCATCCCCAAGGGAAGCATCGCCCCGGGCGACCGATTTCAGATAGCCGATGGCATCGTCGCGCAGGCTCTTGCGCGCCTCCATGCTGTGGCCGATGTTCACATAAAGCCGGTGCAGCGCCAGATCGCGGCAGATGACCTTCAGGATGCGCGGCACGGGCGACAGCGGCACTGTCACCGCCTTGGCGATGTAACTGTCGATCTCAGCCGAGGCATCGTCCAGCGCCGCCTGAATACGGTCGTCATCCACCTCGCCAGAGGCATCAACGCCCAGATCGGTCAAAGCCACGAGATCCCGCCCGGGGATCCCTGCCTTGAATTCTGCGATGCTTGCATAGGACATGGGCCACCTTGGGCGCTGGAGTGTTCTTGGTTGCGGGGGCAGGACTTGAACCTGCGACTTCCGGATTATGAGCCCGGCGCTCTACCGACTGAGCTACCCCGACAAATCAGTCCTCTGCGGTCGCCTCTGACGGGACCGCGCCAATCGAGACGATCAGCGCCGGATCCCGTCTCAACGCCTGCAGATCATCCTCAGAGAGATCAGCCAGCGGAATATCTGTCGGCTCCGGGCCGAAACGCCGGTCCGCGCGGCGACGGCCTTTTTCAGGGCCAACCACCCGGACCACCTGAACATGCCCTTCAGGCTCACCGTGCTCCTCCGGGCCACCAGCGCCGGTGGCAGAACTGTCCAAAGGGCGATCACCCACCGGCGGGACCGGCGATTTGCGGGGCGCGGTACTGTTCGGCTTCGCCTTTGTTTCGGATTTGGTCTGCACATCGGATTTGGCCGCAGCCGGACCTGTATCTGGGGTAGTCATCTTTGGTCTCCTGTCGGTTTATCGTCGGGGCGGATTTTGCCCGCCCCTCGGGAAGCCGACCGCCGGGGTGGCAGGTCAGAGCGTCAGGCGGGTCTCGCAATGCAGCTCGGCGGTGTTGCGCCATTTGTTGGTGGCCCCGTTTGCATCGCGCTCGTTGAGCAGGATTTCGCGGGCAGCCCCTTCGAGCGACGGCGGCACCACCAGCAACTTGGGCTTGAGGTTCAGCTTGCGGCCGCGATGGCCCCGCATCGACATCATGGCGGCACGGGCCAGACCGTAGTTGGTGGCGTTCAGCGTCTGGCGCGAGGCATAGACCAGCTGCCAGGCCCCGAAGCCCGAAGCACAGCGGCGCTTGGCCCCCCAGACGAATTCGTCCTGATTGAAGACGTTGTCGTCGGTCAGGCTGGTCTTGGCGGTGATCTTCGCGGCCTCGCGGTCCTGGAAGATCATCGGCTTGATCGCCCGGCTGTCGTCGATCAGATACCAGGCCGCACCGGAACCGCCCTGGAAGTTCGACACCGACACTTCCACGCCCTGCTCGTTTTCGACCGGGTGATCGGTGTCAAAGAAAAACTGGCCGTCATAGTGGGTGGTGTTGAAGCCCTTCTCCATGTGCTCCCAGACCAGATCGTCGGGCAGTTCCGCCGCGACCTGCGCCATGTCCGAGACCAGCGGCGTGTAAATGCCATACTGATCATCGGAGATGTCATCGACCGGCACCGCAACGGTCTTTTCGAACTTGCGGTTGGTGATGACAAAACCATCGGTCTCCAGCCGCTCGATGTAGCGCTCGCCGATCCACTCGCGCATCGGGCCAAGCTCCGACAGCTTGGGATAGGCCTGATGGCGGGTCGATGACTGGACCGTCATCGCAACGCGGCCAAAGGTGGGTTCAACGCCCGTGAACCGGGTGTTGAAGGCGGTTGTCATGGCGATGTTGAGGGCTGCCAGGGAGGCCCGGGTGATATCCATGGTCGGATCTCCGTTCAGAGGATTTCGACGACGACGCCCTCGGGCGTCACGTCCAGGCACTTGCCCGCCGCGATCGTGCCAGCCGAGGCCGACCCGACGGTGTTGTCATCGACCACGTAGACCGTGCCGCCGATATGGACGCGGGTGACAGCATTCGTGGTGTCGTTGGCGAAGAGGAACGGGCCGCGCTCGATATCGACGCTGGCCGCACCGGCAGCGCCATCCGAGTTGTCGACCTCGGCCAGGGCAACGCCGCGCACCCGGGTGGCGGTCGGGATGGCCTTCACCGCGTTACCGGCCGCATTCAGGGCGACCATCGACCCGGCAAAGATGCGCATCGAGGCCGCGACAGGATCGCGGAAACGCTTTCCCTCCCCAACCCGGGTGCGGGGGGCGTTCTTGGTCAGAGCAGTCATCGGTCAGCCCTCCTGGCCTGCGTTGCGGTTCTTGATGAAGTCTTCGGCAGACACACCCATCCGGGCGGCAACCTGCCGCTCCAGCGGATCGAGTGTGTCGCCGGTGGCCTTTGGCGGCTGCTTGCCCGCCAGCTGGCGGCGGCCAAGATCGACGCGGACTGGAGCAACCTTCACCCAGGCCTCGAACTCGGCCAGATCCTTGGCTGCCAGCTGGGTCGCCCAGGGTTCGAGATCAGGCGTCAGCTTGCCCTCGTCACGCGCCTTTTCCAGCGCATCCTCGACCTTGCCATCCTTGATGTCCTTTGCCAGCGATGCGAACTGCGTCTGCAGCTCGTCGAACGAGGCCTTGGGCACGAAGAGCGCCGGGTCGGGTGCTGTGGCCGTGAGGCGGCTGCAGATCTGGGTGACAGCATCGTCACCGGTCACATTTGCGGCTTTGGCGATCGAGGCCAGCTGGGTTTCGGCTGTCGCGAGGGCTTTCACACGGGAGACGATGTCATCGGGCTTCTCGGCGGCAATGCCGAGAATGCCCGCAATCTGTTGGATCGGGTCCATCAGGGTTTCCTTTGACGCAAGTTGACGGAGCTGCGGGAGTGCGGGTGTGTTGACGAGGCCAGCCCCTTCGATCAGGACCACCTGACCGTCGGCGCGGTTCTTGAAGACGGGCGAGATGAAACGGTAGCTGCGGTCTTCCAGCGCCTTGCGGCCCTCGGCTGTCCATTCGACCGATGCCATGATGCGACCGCCGTCAGCCTCCAGCCCGGTGATCCAGCCCGCCGCGCGGCTGTCGGTGCTGCCCTTCTCGCCAAACGACCGATGATCGAAGTCGATGGGCAAAACACCGCCCGCCGCGACAGACAGGCTGTTGCGGATGACGTCCTCGGGATGATCGAGGCTGAAGACGGGGCGGCTGTCAGCCGTCTTGAATGGCCCGACCGGGATCAGTTCGATCCGGTCGGCCGGAGCCGATGGCAGAGGCGCAAGCTGGGCGCAGATGTTTCGGGCAAGCTGTGTCATGGGCCAGCTATGCCAAATGACGCGCCTTCAGGGCCGGGGGATGCTGTTTCGGGGGTCGGTCCGCCCGCACAAGCGGGGTGTTGGCGCGGGTCGGGCCAGACTACCGTTCAAAAACCCGCCAGCGCGTTCAAAAATGGCCAGTCCGGGTTTGCGCGAACGTCGCCCGCAGCAAGCCTCAGGGCTGCTGTGCGGGCGTTTTCCGGGGCAGTTCCGCAATCGCCGAAAGATGCGCTTCCGCATAGGCGAGATAGGCCGGGGCCGCCTCGGCAGGAGGGGCAGCCCGCAGCTCAGAAACCAGCGCGCGCCAGCCGGGCACGTCATAGAGTTCAGGCTCTGGCCTAAGGCGTGCCATCGATCAGTCTCCGCACCAATTCGGCGTTCCGGTCCAGCAACTGCCGGACACGCTCGCTCATGTGAAAACGATAGGTGATGACACCGTTTTTCTCAAGCCATAGCGCAAGCGCATGATGATAGAGAAACCGGGCATCCGGATTGCCGGTCAGCTCTGATCTGAAGACCGCAAGGCGCGAGGTGAATTCGGCAAGGCTATCGCGCGCCAGCGCCGCAGGCACGCGCACCGCCCGCCAGATCGATCCGCCGGGCGTGATCGCCACAACCGAAGCCGCACCGCTGTCAAACATCTCGGTCAGGTCCTGGCTGGACAGGGTGGTATCGGTGATGTGGCTGTGAAGCAGCGAGCCGCCAGCGGGCACCGCCCCACGATCAAAGCTGACGACAGCAGGGCGATCCGGCCTGGCCGAAGCCATCCATGCCGGTTCGCCATCCGGGCGCGTGGCCACCAGGCTTTCGGTGCCCCGCCCCAGCCGCTGGAGGCGCAGGCCTTCGATGATCCCCAGCTCACGGGCGCGCTTGTCTGGCGCAAACTCCGGTGTCACCGCCGTCCAGGCGTCCTTGATATCCAGCCAGGCCGCCCCGGGATTGGTGTCAAAGCCCGGATTGACGCCGCGCGGAACATCGAAAACCTCCCCCGAGCGCTTGTTGACCCAAGGCCTCTCTTCAAGATCAGGGACCGGATCGACCTTGCGGTTGTTGCGCTTCATCCAGCCTTCGGTCCGCTGGATGACATGGCATCCGCAGAACCAGCCGTTCGGCGGATAGATGCGCAGCCAGACCGGATCATCCACATGCCAGATCTTGTCATGGAACCGGGTGTGGTCGTGGCGTTTGCTGGGCCGCTCCACCTGAATGTAGTGCAGATAGGGAAAGGCCCGCTTGGTGCGCTGGATCGCGGCCCAGTGCCCGGCGGCATGGGCGGTGCGCATGTTGGTGTCAAAGATGGTGCGCAGCCGCCGCATCGATCCGAGCTGGGCGTTGACCGTCTCTCCCGTCTGCGGATCGACCCTCGACTGCTTGCCCCACCAGCCCAGCTCCTGAAGGCGCGGGGCCAGCTCGGCCTGAAACTGCGCCAGCGTCCGGCCTTCCGCCAGCGCACGTGTCATCTCGTCCCGGATCGCCTGCGAGACGTCATCGCGCATCGCCTTTGCCACAACCCAGTTCCGGGCGTGTTCCTCCCGGAAGACATCGAGATGGTGAAACCGCTGCAGCTGCGGCGCATAGCCCTTGGAGGTGAAGTACTCGATCGCATCGCGATGTGGCAGCGGACGAAGCTCGATCCCGGTCATGCCGGTCACCGGACCGGAGCGCCGGTTTCACCGGCGACACGGGCGGCAAAGGTCGATTGCTCCAGTTGGTCAAGCACCGGACCGGGCGGTGCGGCGTTGAACACAGCAAGGATGTCCTGGACCTCATCCAGGGAGCCCGCCCGGCCGAGCGCCTCGATCAGCTGCCCGATTTCGCCGTCCAGTGCCTCCTGCATGTCACCCGAGGCAATCAGCTCGTCCACCAGGGCGTCGACGCTGTCGCGTGGGACAATATCTGAAACGCGCGCAGCAGTCTGACGGATGGCTGCCGGGTCGGGGTTGACGGGCGGCACATCCGGCTTCGGCGGTTCCGGCACAGGGGGCGTCAGCACCTCCTCATTGGCCTCGGGTTCGCGCAGGGCAAAGACGTTGCGGATCTGGCTCACGGCAATGCGCAGCCCTGCCTTGGGGCCTTTCTCCATCAGTTCCAGCATCAGTTTCGGGTCAGCCCGCTCCGGCGAGACAAACCGGATCACCGGCAGCGCCACCCTGTGCCGGTCGGCGAAGTTCAGCCGCACGATGGCCCCGGCAATATCGCGCTGCAGGCTCCCGGCGAGCTGCTCGGCATCCGCATCCCGGATGTCTCCGCGGACCTCTTCATGGATCTTGCCGACCGCATGGCCGCCCGCGATCGCATCGGTGGTGGCAACCTGCCCCAGCACCCCTTTCGAGATCTGTTCATCCCAGAACCGCGCGTTGCCCTCATAGAGCTTGTCCGACCCGGTGGTGGCGGCCGTGATCACCTCAAGCTCCATGTCCTTGGGGATGATCGCCGCCATGTCGACGCCGATCTGCCTTGCCGCCCTGAGCAGCGTCAGCCGGTCTTCCGGCGACGAGGATGGCCCATATTTGCCCAGGCGCAGCGGGTGGCCATAGGCCTCGAGAAAGATCGCCCAGTCCTTCAGGCTGAAATTCTTGAACAGATATGCCCAGGCCGCAAGCCGGGCCAGACCACCCCGGATTGCGAGACCGGATTTCGCCTTGGCGATATGGATCATGTAGCTGTCAGGGCGCAGCGGTTGCGGCCCGGCATTGTCGCGCAGGTAGATGTGGGTGCCGTTGTCGCGGTCGAATTCGAACCAGCGCGGATCGACCAGCTCAAGACCGGCCAGCTTCAGCCCCTTGCCCTCACGCTCCCAGACTATCTCCGACACCGAAAAGCCCTTGCCCAGGGCATCCATGATGTCGATCAGCGAGGACTTCACTGACGACGAATTCAGGGTGTTGCGCACCATATCGGCGGCCTCGTTGGCGGCTGCGGTCTCGTCGCCGGGATCAACCTGAATTTCGAGGGACCGGATGGCCCGCTTCCGGACCGCCAGAACGGCTGCATAATGGAGATCCTTTTCCTCCATCTGCTCGGCCATTTCGAGATAGGCGGTGGCATCACCGTCCTCTGCCTGGCGCAGGATGGTGGTCAGGCGCGGCGGGGTCAGCCCGTCCGCCGGGTGCCCGCTCTGCACCTGGCGCACAGAGCCGATGGAGGCCACCGCCTGGCGTTCCAGCAACTCGGCGGCTGTCACCCGCCGCATCGGTCGGCCGAATTGATCGAGTAGCATCACCAGGCACCTCCGCCATGGCCCCAGCGCTGGCCGGAAGCCTTGTCATCATCATCATCATCGGCCCGCCGGTCGGCCCAGCGGGACCGGACACCCGGCGCAGCCTGATACCCATAGTCCTCGGCCCCCATATCGGCGGCGGACACGGCCAGCGCACCCGCCCAGAAGCGGTCGGCATGACCGTCGCTGTCCCCGTCCGCGATCAGGCGGCGTGTGCCGGTTACCCCGACCTGCGATTTGATGGAGTGCAGATCGGCCCGCAGCTTCGGATCGCCCGCTGGAATGCGGGTCTTGCGGTCCTGCATCCGCTCTTTCAGCGTCGTCGCCATGTCGAGCTTCGACGCGGCTGAAAACAGCACGCCTTCAACCCGCTCGGAACCGTGCACCCGCTTGGCATCCTCGACCGGCTTTTCGCCCATGCCGGTCTGGTCCATGCGGCAACGCACCACGCGGTACCGCCGCATCACCTCGGCCAGAAGCGCATCCTGTTCGGCGAAGCTGATCCGGCGGCGGGCAATGATCTCACGGGTCCACAGGACATCTCCGACCAGCTCCACCACCCAGATCACGAAGAGGTCGTTGCGGGCCGCGATATCAACGCCCACGAAACAAAGCCCGCCCTGATAGCCTTCGGGCTTTCCGGCCCCGGCATGTTCGCAGGCCGAGATCAGGTCGTAATCCAGCCAGGCGCTGGCCTCGTCGAGCCATTTCAGCTCGTATTCCTGCGCCCAGGCATCCTCGTCCGCCATCCCGCGCCGCAGCATGTCGACATCGCGATCAAGCCCCTGACGCACCGCCTCATAGATATCGACCACATGCCGCGACCAGACGCTGTCCTCGGCGGTCATCAGCTCGTAAAACTTGTTGCCCTTGCCGTTCGGCGTCGAGATCACCCGCAGCTTCTGCTGGCCCTTGGAGATGACCGGGAAGAGCGCCGCCCAGATTTCGCGGCTCTTCGCGTGAAAGGCGAATTCGTCCAGGATCACGTTGGCCGAGAACCCACGCGCGGTGTCAGGATTGGCAGGCAGCGCTGTGATCCGGCTGCCGTTCGGGAACCCGACCTCAAGCGCCTTGTAGACTGCATCCGGGCCGCTCGCCTGTGGGGCACGGAACTCGCCTTCGGAAAACACCGGCTCACCGCCCTTCAACAGGGTGTTGTAGACCTCGTAAAAGGCCTTGGTGAACGGCTTGATCACCTCGGTCATCATCTCGGCCGCCTGCCGCTCGCCACGCGACAGGATCACCCAGCGGCTGCGACGGCCGTCGATCCATGACCTGAAGCAATCATCGGCGCATTCGCCGCCCGTCGAGAAGGTCTTGCCGGTCTGGCGGGCGAACATGCCGATCTTGAACCGGCTCTCGTCAGCGATCCATGCCCTCTGATAGGGCAGGAAATTGATGACCGGGCTGAGCGGGGAGATGGCGCTCATGGCGCGTCCTGCGGGATCTCCGCGAAGGCCCGGAGCAAGGTGACCTCATCATGAAGCCGTTCCAGCTCATGCACGGCACGGTCAAGACTCCGGCAAAGGCTGGTCATCATCGTTCCCTGCACATGAGTGCCTTCAAACGCACGGGAATGTGCCCGAAGATCATTGATGATCTGGCGCGTGCTCGCCATCATGCAAAACCCATGATCGCGCGCGCCTTGGCAGCAGCCTCGGCGTCAATGTCGCCCGATGCGACTGCTGCATCGAGCTTTGCGGACTGGGCCTTGCGTTCCTTGTCCTGCATCGCCTGGACGATGCCGGAACTGGACATGACGTCTTTCATCATTTTGGCGAGGAAGTGCAGGTTCTGGGGGCTGATCTCGGCACCCTCCTTGGAAACCTCGGCCTGCATCACCTTGAACGCCAGCGTGGTCAGCATCTGGAACAGCACGTTCTGACGCTGCGCCTGATCCTCCATGCCCATGTCGCCAAGCCATTCCTTCGCCCAGTCGGATGCCTGCTCCTGAAGGCGGACGAATTCCTGATATTCGCTGCCCCAGGCATGGATGGCTGACTTGCGGATGCGCAGGTCCAGCCCGGCCTCTTCCAGCCGGAAGTTCAGAGCCTCGGCCAGTTCTTCATACTGGCCGAAGCCACGGGCGCGCAGCTCCTCCTGAAGCCAGCTGCGCAATTCTTGCGGCAGCAGGTCGATCTTGCGGGGCGGCGGCATCTCAGCGCCTCGGGCTGGGACGTTGGATGTCGGGGTGCGTGGCGCGGCCGGTAGCGATTTCGACCCCACGCGCGGTCGCGGTCGCCACCCGGAAATCACTCGACCCGCCCAGCGTGACAAAGCCATTTTCGGCCAGCCAGCCCAGTTCGGTGGTGGCCTGATCCCGCGTCGTGTCGATGCCGATCCGGTCGCTGTTGAGCACATCGGTCAGGATCGAGACATTCGACGTGTAGGTCGGGATCGCTTCGAGGAACCGCAGGATGGCCAGACGGCGATGGCGGCTGTTGAATGCGAGATAGTCGGTCATTTGCGCTCCAGCAGATACTGTTCGACACGGGTCAACACGATGTCCTGGCGCTTGCTGGCCTCGATCGTGGCATTGTGTGCGGTGCGCAGCATGCCCACCGATCCTTCCAGCCGCTCCATCGCCAGCGCGAGGCTGTGGATGTCTTCCTTGGTCGGCTGGCCGCGCAGCGTCTGTTCGACCGAGCCCAGCCGGTGATCCAGCCGGTCCATGCGTTCGCTGCCCGCCTTGAAGCGGGTTTCAACGTTCTGGTCGCGGGTCCGCCACCAGGTGTAGAGGATGTTGATGATGCTCAGGCCTGCCAGCATCACGGCAAGAGCCGGGCCCAGTTCAATAGCGGCTTGCATCAGGGCCGGGCCACACCAGCAGGCCAAGCTGCGGGATTGCCGTCCAGCCGATAGACGGGCGATGCCTCGATGGCCTCGCGCAGCTTGGCCTCAGCAATGGATACAAGAACTCCGGCCCCCGGATTGAGCGCAGCGATCGCGTCAGGCACGCTGCTGCCCGCATGCAAGATCGCTTCGTTGATGGCATCCTCACCGACAGTGCCGCGTGACAGTGATGCCCGGATCCCGGACATAATAGCGGAATGCAGCGCCTCCCGGTGGCGAGCCTCAATCTCGATGCCCCAGCGGTTTTTTGCCGTTCTGGCAGCCCAGATCAGAAAGAGGCCGAGAACCGCACCAATGAGTTGCAGCAGCATCGGCAAGAGCTCCCAGTAGAGCATGAGCAGAAAATCGTTCATCGGGAAACCTCATCGGGGTTGAAGGGGGTGGCATAGCGCGCGACGATCCAGCCTTCGTGCCCGGCGTACTGCACGAGCAACCAGTCCCGGCCATCAAAGCTGCCCCTGCGGATCACCGGCACCACCGCAGCATGCGGGATGGCGGCAATGGCATTGGGGTTGAACGACGGCCAACGCCGCAGGGTAAGCGTGTCGCCCGGCGTGTTGACCTGAACCCACTGATCCGCAGCGACCTGTGCACTTGCGGCCTCGGCCTCTGCAGCGGCCGGATCATCGCGGCCAAAGACACGGGCGCGGATCGCCTCCAGCGGAAACAGCGGGTTGGTGTCGATCTTGCGGCCGGGGCTGACATACCAATGCGTGGTGATGTCCTTGAGCGTGGGAATGCCAGCAAACAACGCCTCCAGCAGATCGATCACCGCTTCGATCTGTTCCGGCGCATAGGGCATCCAGATGCCACGACCATGCTCTTTGGTCTCGGCCTCGACCACCTGGTACGCGCCATAACCAAAGTCTTGCCCCCACCAGGCCAGCGCAGAGCCGCCGAGGCCCCGGGTCAGCTTGCCCGGATTGACGATCTCGATGCCGATCGAGAAGGCATTGCAGTCCTTGCGACCATGATAGCTGGACTGCCCGGCGTGACCGGCGCGGAGGTTCGTGGCCACCAGCTGCGAGACCGTGCCATCCCGCTCCACCACGAAATGCACCGAGGCAACCGTGGTCCGGGCGAGATAATCGCGGCTGTTGAACGCCTCCAGCCGCCCGGCTGTGTCATGCATGATGACAATCTCGGGGACGATCTTGCCCCCGGTCAGTTTTGCGGGGATGAAGGGCACCCCCTCGATCTTGTGGTTTCTCAGACGCATGGTGGCCCCGCTCAAGGGGCACCTCGCGGCCCCGGTCACGGACCGGGATGCCATATGCCCCCGGCAACAGGCCGGGGGATGCGGTTTCGGGGGTCAGTCGAACAGGGGCAGGAGCGGTTCAAATCCGGCATCGCGCCGCATTTCGGCCCGGAGCTTGCGCACCCACATCGAGGTGACGCCATGCTCCCTTGCCAGATCATTCGCCGTCCGCGTCGGATTGGTCAATCCGGCTTCGAGGACAGCAGCCCGCAGAAGGCTTGCCCGGCGCTGCACCTCGTTGCCACGCGCCGAAGGGATGTCGATCTTGGTGCCTGCAAAGCGCTCGGCGAGCCAGCGGACGGCATCCACGCCGATCTCGGAGGCAAGGGCAGAAGCTTCGGAATGCTCCGGCCGAGGGATATCACGGCGCTGACCACCGGCGTTGGCAATGACATTCAGCCGCACGGTCAGGCCGAGGTCACGTTCGAGTTCATCAATCCAGGCGGTCATCCAGCCGCCTCCTGTTGATCATACGCGGCATCCCCGGATCCGATGACGCAGGGGTGACGGTGGTGACCCGGAAATCCGAGATCGTGTAGCGAAACCCGTCTGATACCAGCCCGCAGGCCCCCATCTCGACGGCGGTGGCAACCCGGCGTTCAACCTCGCGGCGGTGGGTTTCGACATCAATGCCGACCACCCGCTCAAGGTAGCGCAGCATTGCGTGATCGCTGACATGGGGGCGGCGGCGGGTCACTTGAGCGCTACCCCCGCCCGGCGGCACATCGCCTTGAGCGCCTGCACCACGTCATTGATCTGGTCGTGGTCGCGCATCGCATCAATGTCGATCGGCACCGACTTCCACTTGCCCTCGAACTGCGAGCGCAGGAATGCGTTGAGACCGGCCCGACCCGGCTTTTGCAGTGCGCCGGCCTCGCTCAACAGCCGCCACAGCACATGGCAGAACCGCACATCGCCCCGCGCCGCCGCAGGGCGCTTCGCCTTGGCCCCGCCGGTCGGCTTGAACCCCTCGGCCTTCAGCGCGTCCAGAACCTTCTGCTGCTCGGCAGCCGTCATGTCTGACAGACTGGCCTTGCCCACCACGCGCAGCTGCAGCTCGCGCCGCGTGTCCTCGTCCAGCCCGAGCTGGCGGCAACCGACATGGATGGTGCGGATCAGGGCCGCGGTCATTTCGCGCCGCCGATCTGCTTCGGAGGATTGTGAGTGCTACCGACACCACTTGCGAGGTTGACCTTGCTTCCGGCAGTCCAGCCAGACCAGACAGCATCATCAAACCGCGCCTTGCCAACTGCTGGTGCACAAACTGGTTTCGCACCTGAAAATCGTTCATCCCGAGCAGATGTCGCGACAGCATTGGCCTGCTTGTCGATAGACGGGCCGAAAATCTCAATCAGTCGATTGGACAGGCGGGCGACCATCCCCATCGTAAAATCACGAACTGCCACGCGGCGGGTAGCATCCGTCCTGCGGCGACGATAGACCCCCCCGGCTTTGAATTCCGCAATGCTGGTATCCACAGCACGATTGAGGACAGCGACCAAATAAGCTGCTATCTCCGGGCCGGGTTCTCGTCCGACGAAAACCAGATCGGCACCCCGCATGCCTTTTTCATGCAGAAATGTCGGCGCGGTATTGGTGCAATAGGCTACGACCTTCCAGAGGGCATCGCGCGCACTCCTGCCTTTGGTCGAGGCACTGACTGAGGCTTGCCCGATAGTCACCTCGGCCTCAGACAACCCATAGTCGCGCATCAACGCCGCCGCCTTCTGAGCAGCAGCGAGCGCTTCTGCCTCGGTGCAACCGGCTGCCGTGGTCATTTTCAGGAGAGCGGCGATCTTTTGCTTGATGTTGTCCGAGGTCAAAGCAGCACCTCCAACTCGCGGGCGATGTCGTGAAGGTCATGGGCCACACGCGCATCATCGAAGGGTCGCGCGATCACATAGACGGAGAGATCGCTGGCGTTTGGGCCGTGCGCTTCGACGGACATCTCTGGCCCGCGATCAAGCGCGCGCTCCAGTGCCGCCTCAATAATGGCGATCCTTTGATGCAAAGGCAGGTCAGGTTGAAGACGGGCCGACATGGGGGTTACTCCTCAGCTGGGGGCACCGGCGGGGCCAGCATGGACTCGACGGTTTCAAGGGTGAGTTTCAGTCGGCGCGCCACCGCCTTGCGGGCGGCATGCAGGTCCAGCTCGGTCGGGATGCCCGCGAACCAGTATTTCCGGCGCTCCACGACCTCTTCCGCCATCGCGGCGTGGACGCGGGAGGCAAGCGCCGCAATCTCTTCAAATATCTGGGCGCGGAGGTCGAGATGAACCATGATCATCGCGCCTCCGGGGCGGGCAACGCAAGACGCCTTACAGACTTTGCGCGCTGACCTTGTTGCACCTCACCCAATTCTCCGAGTGCGTAGCCGAGTGCAGCCATGTCTTCTGTTTCGATCTCAATCCGGATCGTCGCTTTGACACCTTTCACGGTTGCGCCAAACGACTTCAGACGGAGCTTTTCGTCGGGAGCGCCAAAGATATGAAAACCCATGATCACACGCCCCCTGCAGCGATCATCAGCGCCGATGCGGCAATGGCCAGTGCGACAGCACAGGACAGACTTACAACGGTCGCGCGCCGGTCCTCTTGGAGAACAAAAGTCCCGCAAACCGCGCCGAAGAAGATCGCGAAGCACTGCAAGACAAAGGCGATGATGATGAGAAGAACTCCGATCATAGCTATGCACTCGCCAGATCAATGGTCAGCGTCTGCCAAGGCGCGTCATAGGCATCGCGGTGCTGGAACCGCAGGTAGCTTTTGGACCCGATGACATGCATCGCAGCCCGGATCGCCTCCTGCCCCTTGCGGAACTCGGGATCATCGTCCTGGACGTTCAGCAGCACGAAGACATTGGCCCGGTTGATCTGGCCTTCCTTGTCAGTGTCAAAGGCGCTGGTGATGATCGACCGGATCAGCGGATCGGCCCCGGCCGCCCGTTCATTGAGCACCTTGTCGAACAGCATCTTGGCGATCTGCATTTCCGGGCCATAGGCGATCCGGTCCTGAATGCGGACTTCCACCTTCATCAGCCCGTCAAAGGTGGAATAGGTGCGGTTGCCCTTCGGGCCGCCCACGGTCAGGCCATAATCCTGCATCATCAGCGCGTCGAATGAGCCAAGGTCTTCGTAAACATGGCCTTTGAAACGGGCAATCTGGGCGGCAAGGGCAAAGGCGAACCCAAAGATCTTGCGGACCTGCTCATCCTGCAGACGCTTCATCGTCGGAACGTTCTCGACGGCACGCAGACCGCCCTTCCCGTCCGCCATGTACAGGTTGCCATTGGCTTCGATGATGCCGGTGGGGACCGGGTGTGGTTCAAACCGCGTGGTATGGGACGTCATGTCCGTGTCCTTTCGATAAGGGTGTCTGGGGTGGCTTCGCCGGGCAGGACCGGCACCAGGCCGAGCGCGATCAGCGTCCCGGTCATGGCGGTGATGTCATCAATCGAAAGGCCGGTGATGCCGCGCATGTCATCGCGCAGAACCCGGCCCACCGCACGCGCCGCGCGTTCGACCATCTCTTGCGGTGCCATGGGCACGATCGGGCGGACAGGCCTACCCATGCCGCGCCTCCGTCAGCTGCAGTGCCGCCTTGCGGGCCTCGGCATCGGACAGGTCCCCGTTGGCCAGCACCGACCGCACGGCGGTCAGGCAAAGGTCGGGCATCATGCCCGACGAGGCACCCGTCAGGATGGAGCGGCGCAGATACTGCACCTCGCGGCGATAGCCATCATCCTGCGCAATGCGGTCGGACACCTGATCGATGCCATAGCGCACCGTGGTTTCGTCGCGGCCACCGACCAGCTGGCCGATCCCGGACAAGGTCAGGTGGGTCAGATCGCGCAGCAGCCACATCAGCTCATGGCGGACGCGGACCACGGGACGGATACTGATCCGCGAGGTGATGATCAGATCTGCGGATGCCTGGCGCAGCGACAGGAAGGCGTCGATCACCTCCTGTGCCGGGCGGGTTTCCTTCATCGACGGGGGAAGCCTCATTCCTGTGTCTCCTTCAGATATCGGGGGCAGCGCTGACAGGCACGGAACATGCGCGAGCGCAGCGGGTTGCCGGTCTGGAAGCGCTTCGCCTTGGCCCGCCAGTCCTGACATTCATTTGTCGGCATGTTGCCCAGGGCCGGACAGGCGACCACGGCGCGGCCATAGACGCCGCGATAGCGTTCCTCGACCGCCACCAGGTCACCGCCATATTTGTTGGCGAGCACAGCGCTCACCAGCGAGGCGGACCGGCCAAGCGCCTTGGCCACCTTGGCCTGACTGGCTTTGCCACATTCAATGGCAAGCCCCTCCACCCAGTCCGGCAGACCATCACCCCATGCAGCGCGGGCGGTATCGAGCGGGCCGCTCATTTCGCGCGCTCCATCCGGCCGATGCCGCTGACAAAGGCATAGACCCCCTCATTCGCATCCCAGACCGCCGAGACCCGCTTTTCCTGCGGCGCACGCGGCCCGCTGTTGTGCACCAGCACATAGGTGGCCTCGCGGCCAACCGATGGGTCTGCCGTGCGCAGAACGCTCAGATAGCCGCCCTGCAGCAAGGCCCGGCAATAGGCCCGCGCCTCCTTCAGCTCTGGCCGGAGGTCTTCCCGGCAATGCGCCAGCAAATCGACCGGCCCGAACTTCTTGAGATTGCGCATCGCCGTCCAGAACTGTCCGGCGATCAGCGATGCCCGGTCGGTTGGTTGCCGGTATTCGGGGGTGAGCGCGAACATCTTGCGCCCCCGCGCCCCACCGCCATGCTCCACCCGCACCCGGCCCTCATCGCACCAGCGAAGGATGATCTTCTTTGCCGCCTCCAGGCTGATGCTCAGCTCCGTGGCAATCTCCGCGTAGCCGAATTTTCCGACCCGCTGCGCCAGCGCCCAGGCCTTGGCCTCGGTCTCGGGCAACCGGGCGGCGGTCACAGTCTGATTTGCCCCCATCAGCATGTCACGCGCTCCTCCGGGCCTGACGGGCCGCAATCTGTGCCCGGGCCACCACACTGGCCTCCTCGCGGCGGGGTGCCGGGGCGTCACCTCCGAAAAACGGCCGCCCACCCCACTCTTTCAGGGCAACTCTCTCCCAACCCTGGCGCATCGCCTCCTCGCGCACCTTGGCAAGGTTGATGGAAACCCGCCGCAGCGAGCGCCGCGATTGTTCGAGGATGAGCGCCTTCAGATCGTCACCAATCGTGATGCCCCGCGCATAGATCGGGGCCAGTTGTGACACATCACCGATCTCGGCCGGTTGCGCCGCGACCCAGTCCAGCATCCGGCCATGCACCCGCTCCCAGCGCTGCAGCATAAGCGGCAATTCTTCCTCGCCGATCAGGATCACAGGCACGTTCGAGGCCTCGTAAAGCCCGCGCACGACCTCGACCATGTCGCCGCGCGCCAGCCGGTCGGCTTCATCGATCAACAAAGGGCGCTGCGCTTTTGCGAGAGCTTCGGCAACCTGATGCGCCAGTTCCGGTGCTGTCCGAGCCGGTTTCAACTCCAGCTCGACAGCAAGGAAGTGCAGCAGCTGCTTCGACCGCCAGAGCGGCTGCACTTCGACATGGATCGCGTCAAAGCTGTTCTGGACATAGGTGGCGGCGCAGGATTTGCCGTAGCCCGAAGGGCCGTAAAATGTCGCCATGCCGGGCAGGCCGTATTCGCGCATCTGCACCCGGTCCACGAGGGCGTGCAGCGCGGATACATTGCGCAGGGCGGCGACATTTTGGTACAGGACGTCTGACATGCTCGATCGTCTCCTTTTTGTTATCCGAACAGCGTGTCGCCGTGGGTCAGCCACAGCTTCCGCTCGGTCCGGTAGTCGGATGTCGTCTGAAAGCCGGTGAGCCACCGCTGTTGGTCAGCCGTGACCGGCCCACCGGCTTCGATGATCTGTTCCAGCTCCAGCGCCCGCCGGAACAGCTCGCGGGGCGACTGGACAGGATCGACGGCACGCCGGGGGCGTGATGGCAGGGTGGTGACGGTCGCACCCGGCGCGTCTGCCTGTGGGGCCACCTTCGGCTTGCCGCGTACAACGGCCTTTGTCGGCACCAGCTGCACCACGCTCGCCGCCGGTGCGCCGGGTTCGACCGGGGCCACCTTGTCCAGCTCACGGCCAAGCTCTGCCGCTGTGAACACCTTGTGCGCTTTTGCGGCCTCGCGCTCGGCCTTGAGCCAGGCGCGCTTCGACTTGGCGAGAACCTTCGCATCCTCCATCGCGAAAAAACCGCCCCGGTGGAATGTTTCGGCATGGCCGAGGTAAGCGTTGTCCTGACTGTAGATGTGCAAACCGGCCCAGAGATCGGCAGGATCGAAGCGCACCACGACAGCACGACCTGCCAGTTCGGTCATCCAGGACGACCAGTATTTGTTGCCCATCAGACTGACCTCGCCGGTCCGGCTATGGGTCTTCAACCCTTTGGCCCCCATCATCCACATGCGGCGCTGTGCTTCTGTGGCTTTGGTGATCTTCGATCTGGCGTAGCTCTCGTCAAACGCCTCGGCAAAGCTGCGCCCATAGGCCACTTCCGAGCGCCGCCCCACACGGGTGTTATGCTCCGCGATGCCCTCGGCAACGATCCGCAGGAATTCTTCCAGTTCGATCGCACGGCTGCCGTAATTCTCGGGCTTGGCATCGGGCCGATTGCCCGTCCATGATCCTTCAAGCCGGGGATCCTTGGCGATGCTGTCGCACATATCCCGGAAAGCGCGCTCGATAGGCTTGGATTGGCCGCTATAGGGCGTGGCCCAGTGGATCTCGCAGCCGAGCGATGTGAACAGGCCCGGCACATCGTCATCCATGACCTTGAACCGATACCGGGTCTCGGAACCGCCGGTCACCGATTTCGCGGCAAATTCGCGCCCGTTGTCGAGCAACACATGCTTCGGGATGCCCCAGTCCTCGATCATGTCGCCAGCGGCCAGCAACACGGTGCTGCTGTTGGCGGTCTGGTCGACCCGCCATGCGATGATGCGACCGGAAAAGATGTCCTGAAACGCCACCATCTGGGGCCGCCCAATATACGGTGGCTCATTCTGTCCCGGCTCGACCGGCCAGATGACGAAGTTGTCCCACTTGTGATAGTCGGCGTTCACCGCTTCCAGCGCATGCAGGCAGGTCTTGTCACGCACCTGGCTCGGATACAGCCGCTTGACCGCATCGAGCCCTTTGCGCAGCAGGACCTGCGTCACATGGCTGACCACCGCATTCAGCCGCCGCCGCATCATCCATTCCGGCAGGATCGCCAACCCCCTGGCCTTCGCGATCCGGACAACCGCCCGATAGGCCGAGGCAAAGGACGGCCCGGACAGCCGCAGATAATAGCTCTTGATCAGGTCGAAGAACTCGGGATCGCAATCGACGGTGCCCCCCTGACGGCTGGCACCGTCATTGCGGCGATCCACAAGATAGGGCAGCCGGTCGGCGCTGCGCACCCCCTCGATCATGTTCAGCCAGTTCCAGATCGTGCGCGCGCCCTGACCCGTTGCCATGGCCACCTGCCGCACCGCCAGATCCCGGCCCAGCACCGGCTCCATCGCCTCGACCTGCTGGATGATCCGCAGCCGGGTCAGCGCCCTGGCCTTGGCATTCTCCTTCAGGCCCTCATACCACGCCCAGGCCTCCTCCCGGTCCATGCGCTCGGGTGCAGTCGGATCACCAGCATCTGCAGCAGCGGCTTCGATCAGCCTGCGCTGAGCGCGTGGTGGCAACAGCCGCCAGCTGTATTCCCAGCCACCGCCCCGCCCGGACCGGCGGCGCGCGAATTCAGGGTGCCCGCGCCAGTCGTTGCGCCGGGCGAAATCATCAACACCCTGCCGGGTGTCCGGCAGATCGGGCAGCGCCGCAGCAGACAGCTCTGCCGTCGACCACCATTCCTTTTGCGGGGCGGCGGCGATCATGCGGCCTCTCCCCGGCCCTTGGCGACACGCGCCATCACAGCGGCAATCGCGCCGTATTCGTCATCGACAAACTGGGCGCGGGCCGCAGGGCGGGCGCGGGACCATGCCGCCAGCAGCGCCTTGAACTCGGCTGCAACCGGGTCTTTAACGGGGGTTTCAACACCGGATTTCAGGCTGCGCCGTGCCTCGGCGGCGGACTTGCATTGACCCGCCGCCATCCGCCCGACCACGTCATGACGTTCGGTCGGATCACTGATCCGGGCAATCTCGGTCAGGTCTTTCAGGGTGACCGGGCGCGGGGCCTGGCGCAGCTGGTGCACCTCGCCAGCGCCGAGCTTCCCACCAGCGGCAACGATCTTGCGTACCTGCCGATCGGTGAGGCCGAATTTCTCTGCTGTCGCGGTCACGAATGCGACGGAACTCGGTTCCGTCGCATCCCAGCGTTTGGCCGCCAACGCTGCCCCGGTCGCATATTTCGTTTCTGGGTGCAGCCGCTCATAGACCTTCTTGCGCTCCGCCAGAAACACCGCCGTATCCAGCGCATTCATCTCCGCGCCCGCAAGGTTGTCATCGATCTCCATCAGACGCGCCCAGTCGTCGGTCACGTCGGTCCAGACCTTGGCCTCGATCTCTTCCCAGCCCAGCCGCTTTGCCGCCTCCAGCCGGTGCGCCCCGGCGATCAGCACAAGGCTGCCGTCCTTCTTCTTGCGCACATGGATCGCATCCTTCATCACGCCGGTCTCGCGGATCGAGGCGATCAGGCTTTCGACCCCCGCCTCCGAGACCGGGCGCAACCGGCTGCGGGCGTCGATATCGGCCAGCTTCACCGTGGATTGCTGCATCAGGGTTGGTTTCTTCACGTCTGGCCCCTTGTCTTCCCCGTCACGCCCTTGCGGCGCGACGGACCTTTCCGCTCGATGTGGCGGCAATCGTCATGCTGCCGCCGTCACTGCGCCCCCGGCAGCCATTGCAAAGCCGGTGATGGATGCCCTCACTCGCGAACTCTGTGCTGCAGGACAGGCAGGGCCGAGGCCCGCGCTTCGCCTTCAGATCAGCGGCGCGCTGCAAACGGTCGCGCAGCTGCTCGGCTTGCACCCGGAACGGTGTGATCCGGCCACACATCGCCCCCTCCGGGTCAAACACCGCATAGCCCTTGCCGGGCAGATGCTCGGCCCGGAAAGCCATGCGCGCGGGCTTTGGCAGGTTGCAGTCCTTGGTCATCAAAACCACCCTCCCCGTGCCAGCCAGAGCGTGATCCGGCCAAGCAACTGATTGGACATGCAGCGGTGCAGGGCATCGACCAGAGCGTCGACCGAATGCGTGTAGCGGGCCGTGGCACTGTCCCGCTCCGCCTGGGTCACGGTGCGGTCGCGCATCTGCGCGCGGGCATCAAGCGCCGCCTGCAAATGGCCCATGGCCGTCGCCCAGGTCTGAGGAACGCCGAGCATCATCATTGTGCCCCCTCCCCTGCCAGCAGGCAGACATACAGCAGGGCAAACAGCGCAGCCGCGCCCAGGACATCACCGATCAGGCTGTTCTCAAGGCGGGCATGGGCCGCGAGCAGGCGGTGCAGCACGCCCTGACCGGCCGGGGTTGGCTCCCCGGCCCGGTCAGGGCGGCTCCCGCTGCGGCAGGGGCCAGCCGACCGCCGCGAAACAGAAACAGGTGCCCGGTCCGGCAGCGAATTCGCTTTGGCCGGACCGGGGCCTCCCCTACCATCCGAAGCGCAAACAACCGGACGGGAAGAAGGACTTGGCCGATGGAACATTTCGACCGATACATCTGGGAGGCGGAAGCGCATGCTAACGAACTCCTTGACGTGTATTCTGAGGACGAGCGGGAAGTGTTGGCGGATTGGCTCGAACGCGACTGGCAAACTCTGCTCCCGCAGTTGCTTGACCCGCCAAAGGTGGCCTTTGTCTACCTGGGCGAAGATCCGGCTGAGCGGGATCGTAGGATTGCCCGTCTTGGCCCGGATGATCAGGTTCTTCTGTGGGTTCAGGCGCGGTTCCTCGCTCTTCGAGCAGCCAGAGCCATGCGGCTCGCTCAGCGCGTACTGCCCACGAAGGGTTGGAAATATCGCAAAGCCGCCCGACACGCGGCCGAATGCGTTTCTCAAGCTCCGGGGCTGCCATCACCAAGGGAGACAGCAACACTTCTACTCCCCGGATAAGAAATCTGTCGATCAGGATGCCGGGAATGAACGCCGGAGCTGCTGTCCGCAACTCTTCGCGCAGGCCGGGAAACAGGCGCATCACGCAGCCTCCTTCTTGCTCTTGGGGGGACGGGGAATGTCGGAAGGCCAGGTGAGGTCTTCCGGCCAGTTGTCGGAGAACCACTGCAGTACGGCCGTTGCGGTTTTGACTGTGCAGCCTTTTCCTTCACGCAACCGCTTGAAGAACTGGCCGTCACCACGGGCGAGGAATGACACCCGCCAGTGGCTCATATTGGTGTGCTGCGCGAACGCATCACTGAGGTCGAGAAGGTGCTGATAGCTGGCATGGGTCATGCCGCATATAAGACATATCAATCTTGTCTGGTCAAGATATTTGCGTCTTATCCACCCGAATCAGATTTATTTATCTTGCCTAGGGTGTATAGTCACACGCCATGCAAGCTAACACATTGAAATCACAAGACATAAGAGAGCGCATTCGCGAGCTGGTTGAAGCTGGCCTGCGTAACAAAGGCGTTTCTGGCCGCTTGGCTTCTTTCGCCATCGTCGGCCACGATGGACTGATCAGAGATATCCGGGCTGGACGGCTCGTGGGCATTGACAAACTCGACGCGCTCTTTGAATACCTCGGGCTTGAGCTTTACTTCGGGCCGCCCCGTGACACCGCCCCAGCGGAACAGATGTTTATTGACGGCAAGGATTTCGCCCATATCCCATTGCACGGAGCAAGCCTTGCCGCAGGCGGGGGCGCAATGAACGAAGGTGAGACGGTGATCGACCACCTGGCCTTCCGGCGTTCTTGGTTGACCAGGATAGGTGTATCGGCCTCTTCTGCCAGACTGGCTCGGGCTACTGGCGACAGTATGATGCCGACGATACATCCGGGCGATATGCTTTTGATCGACACCTCAAAAGACGCACCACCTGACAAGCCCAGATCGCCGAAAGACACTCGGCCTGCCCCGATCTACGCTCTCCTCGACGACGGTGCGGCAAGGGTCAAGCGCTTGGCGCTCGTCGACAAAAACAATCTCGGTCTCCTGTCAGACAACCACACAACACCCCCAGAATTTCGCCCGATTTCCGATGTAAAGATCATCGGAAAGGTGATGTGGTGGGGTCACACGAATAAGGAGTAACCGGCTATGGCAACCTGTTCAAACTGCACCGCCGAAGTATCCCGCTGGGATCTTCAGTTCGGTCTGTGCGCCCCATGTGCACTGGCAAAAAAGGCAGAAGAATCGTCTCGGGAAGCTCTTGCCACTGCGGCCGCAGAACAACAGAGACGAGACGCTGGTCAGGCCGCCTCCCGCATCATCCTGACCACGGAAACCGCTCACAACCTGCCGGTGATCGAGCGGCTGGATATCGTGACGGCCGAGGTCGTGATCGGCATGCATCTGTTCAAGGATATCGGGGCGATGTTCCGCGACACCTTTGGTGGCCGCAGCAAGATCATGCAACAGGGCCTGCGCGAAGCCCGCGAAACCGCCCTGGCCGAACTGCGGCTGGAGGCGTTCAACCTCGGGGCCGATGCTGTCGTGGGCGTTGACCTCGATTATTCAGAAATCTCCGGCCAGGGCAAAAGCATGCTGCTTCTTGTAGCCTCCGGCACGGCTGTGAGCTTAGAAAAGCAGGCTGTTAGGCCATGACCAAGCCAAACGCCTCAAAAGCTCAACCGAGACAAAAGGGCAGCAAGATAAAGCCTGCCAGAGAGCGCGCCGCCCGCGCGCTTTGTCGCTTTGCGGGCAACCCCGAGGACATCCAATTCGAAGGCAAACCAATGTGGCAGCATTATCTGGCGGAAGTTGATATCGTGCTGGGCGCGGTACTGACGCTAGACGAAATGGATCGCATCGACGGGCTGTGA